CGTCAAGGTAAATACTGGAAACATATATAAAAATGGTTCAACCAAATTACATTGCAGTCTGCACCCCAGCGCGTGACATGGTCCACGCAAACTACACGTTTTGTATGGTCAACATGGTCACGTACCACACACTGAACACCACAGACGCAATTTCCTTAAAGATCATGCAGGGTACGTTGATCCAAAACCAACGAGCAGACCTTTGCCTTGACGCGATGCGCGAGAACTGCACCCACATCCTGTTCGTTGACTCGGACATGACATTCCCGCAGGACATGATTGAGAGGCTGCTAAAGCACGACCTTGACATCGTGGCAACCAACTGCGCACGTCGCAGAATGCCTACAGGCCCAACGGCTCAGAATTACGGTCCTAACGGAGAGCGCGATTTGGTCTACACAATGCCTGAATCTACAGGCATAGAGGAAGTTGGCAGCATTGGGATGGGCGTGATGCTCATCAAGCGCAACGTCTTTGAGGCGTTGACAGAGCCTTGGTTTGAGACTCCTTGGCGCACCGATAAGCGTGGCTACATCGGTGAGGATATTTTCTTCTGCCGCAAGGCACAGGCCGCAGGGTTTAAGATATGGATTGACCACGATGTGTCTAAAGAAATTGGACATATCGGGACGTTTGAATTCAAGCACGACCACACATGGGTCATGCGTGACCTTGAGGAAAAGGAAAAGGCTACCTAATGGCTCTCTCGACATACACAGAACTCAAGGCATCACTAGCGGACTGGCTTGTCCGTGCCGACCTGACGGCTGCAATTCCTGACTTCATCTCGCTGTCAGAGGCTCAGATCGAACGCAACCTGCGCACACGTCAGATGATTGTTCGCGCCGATGCGCTTATCAATACCGAGTACAGCGCAGTCCCTGAAAACTTCTTAGAGACAAGGTCTTTTAAGTTAAACACAAACCCAGTCACTCCAATGCAGTTTGAGACAATAGACTCATTGGACATATTGGCATCACGCACAAACGCAGCAGGAAAGCCAGCCTATTTCAGCATTGTTGGGAATCAGATTCGCGTTGTCCCAGCCCCTGATACATCGTATACAGGCGAACTAACCTACTACTCAAAGTTGTATAAGTTATCAAGTTCCAATGAAACTAACTGGCTATTGACATCATCCCCTGACATCTACCTGTACGGTTCACTCCTACAGGCCGCGCCTTACCTTCAGGACGATGCGCGTATCTCTGTCTGGTCTGCCTTGTACTTGGCTGGGATAGAGCAACTGCAACTCGCAGATGACAGAAGCACAACATCGGGCGGCTCTCTGACTGCACGAGCAAGAACACTGGGATAAAAATGCTAATCACAACGACCAAAGGCGAAATTGATGACTCCCTACTTGAGAAAAAAGAAGGGATAATTGACACCGAGAACGAGACAACTCGGTGGGTCGAGTACTGGCAGAACAATGAACTTGTTCACCGTTCCGTTGATATGACTTTGAAACGCAACGTAGCAACACTAGCCGTTGCCCAAACTTTAGGATAATCATGGCAAATACTCAGGCAATGTGTACCTCGTTCAAGGGCGAATTGTTGGTCGGCCATCACAATTTTGGTACAGGCGTTATCCGCGCCGCCACGACTGCCGACTCATTCAAAGCAGCCTTATACCTGGCATCTGCCACCGTCAATGCAGCCACAACAGCCTACTCAGCCTCTGACGAGGTATCAGGTACTGGCTACACGGCTGGAGGTGTCGCTGTGACGTTTGGCACACCCCCAAGCACAAGCGGAACAACAGCGTTTGTCACCCCCAGCGCAAGCATTTCTTATTCTGCTGTGACCCTCGCCACAGCCTTTGATTGCGTCTTGATCTACAACTCAACCCAATCCAACAAGGCAGTCAGCGTTCATACCTTTGGCTCTCAGACCGTCACGGCTGGCACGTTCACCCTGACCATGCCAACAAACGACGCAAGCACCGGCCTGATTCGGCTGGCTTAACACGGGAGCAGCGGCATGGCTGCTTACGGCACAGGCTATTACGGCAAGGGAGCCTATGGCATAGGCAATGTTGTCATCAGCGGCAACTCGTCTACTTCTGCCGTTGGTACGCTGCTAACCAACAGATCGGTTCAAGAGGACGGGACGATTGCCACAGGCAATGTCGGCACGATCAGCATGGTTGTGTCTATTGCCATCACAGGCAATGCCATTACCTGTGCAATTGGCACTTTATCCCCATCACAATCCAAAGCCATTACAGGCAACTCCTCAACTCTGTCTGTTGGCAGTGTTCAGGAAGTATTGACCATTGGCGCAACTGGTAATGCGTCAACAACCTCTGTTGGTTCAGTTGCAACTAGCAGACTGCGAGCAGTTACAGGAAACTCTGCCACCGGTGCTGTTGGCACAATGCTTGCCGAGGTCATCTCGTTCCAGGCTATTACTGGGGTAGATGGAACTGGTTCCGTAGGCTCTGCCACAAATAGCGTATCTATTGCGATAATTGGCGTACAGACTGCTTGCTCCGTAGGAACATTGATTGGATTCGGATGGGGAGCAGTTCCTGATACGTCAGAGACTTGGTCGCCAATTTCTGATACGTCAGAGACATGGACTGTAGTTGCTGATACATCAGGAAGCTGGACTCCAGTGCCTGATACGTCAGAGACATGGACTGCTGTTGCAGATAATTCAACAACGTGGCAAGAGGCCGCATAAGAGGTGAAAAATGGCTGATACAACGACGACAAACCTATTACTTACCAAGCCTGAAGTTGGGGCCAGTACTGATACGTGGGGAACCAAGATCAATACCGACCTGGACTCTGTGGACGCAATCTTTACTGCGAATGGAACAGGAACATCGGTTGGTCTTAATGTTGGATCAGGTAAGACAATCACGCTTGGTGGTACAACAAAATTTGCCGGTTCTACTTCAGGAACAACCACAGTGCAAGCAACTGCCGTGGCTGGAACTACCACTCTTACGCTTCCGGCATTAACCGCAACCGTGGCAATAGATGGCCCTGCGTTTAGTGCGTACATTGCCGCTAATCAAACCGCAACTGGTTCAGTACAAATTATTACTTACAACACAGAGGTATATGACACTGCTTCTTGTTTTAACAACACTGGAAGCACTGTGGGTGGAATACCTGCGTATTCTTTTCTTCCAAACGTAGCTGGGTACTACCAAGTAAACCATACGTTACTAGCTTTTGACACTGTAAGCGGCTCAAGCTATTTAAACTATATCTATAAAAATGGTAGTTCATACACACTAACAGCTTTGCCAATTGACACAGGTAGTTCCACAGCAGGTACAACTACCTCTCAAGTTATTTATTTAAACGGCACAACAGATAGCATCCAAGCCTACGGCAGATTTGCTGGAACAGCCCCTGTTTTCTTTGGTGGTGCTACTGCGTCTTATTTTTCAGCCGCATTAGTAAGGGGCGCATAACATGACACTCTACAAAAAAATTAACTTGTTATACCCAGAATTGCAAATTTCTGATTTTGACCCTGCTAATGGGACTATCTTTTTGCAAAACGATGGTAATGGTGACTACATAAAAGAGTGGAACCATCCAACACTAGCACGACCAACGCAAGCGCAATTAGCATGAACCAGTCCGAACGCGCTGAACTTATTGCCGACATTGCTGCGGCGATCAAGGCATCGTCCAACTTATCTGACGATGAGGTGCGTTGGGTCAAACTTGCCATTGAAAAGCAGGAGCAGTCAATTAAACTGCGACAGGCCATCATTGAGAAGACATTGGGAGGTTTGGTGTGGGCTGCATTGATTGGGCTTGGCTACCTTTTATTTGACTTCGCAAAGAACCACGGATTCAAGTGATAGATGCAATTGCTTCAGCACAGATACCTTGGCCCAACACGGAACAAAAAATCGTGCTGGTGTGCCGTGTCGTGCTGCCGCAAGAAAAGTATGGAGCCAATGAATTTTTAGATAAGGACGGTAGAGTCTGTCGGTGGGTGCTGGAGGTCAAAAATGAATCAAGAATACCTTAAGTCTTTATTTACTTATGACAGAGAAACTGGTGATTTTCGATGGAAAGTTGCCCGTGGAAGAAATGTAAAAGTTGGTCAGTTAGCGGGAGGTTTGAATGGGCATGGTTATTTTGTAGTAAAAATAGATGGGAAAAGTCATTTAGTTCATAGGTTAATTTGGTTGTATGAAACTGGAGAAATGCCCAAAATTTACATTGACCACATGAACCGAGTAAGGAATGACAACCGTTTTTGTAATTTGAGAGAAGTAGGTTACTCTGAAAATTGTCAAAATATAAGCACTCCAAAGCACAATACAAGCGGACACATTGGCGTGTCTTGGTATAAAAGAGACGAATGCTGGAATGTTTACATAAAAGTAGACAAAAAAAACAAATGGTTAGGTCGTTATAAATTTATTGATGATGCAATAAAGGCTAGAAAAAATGGGGAGGCTGCTTACTACAATTTGCCAAAGCAAGAAGTAGCATCATGGACCCACTAACGGCTTTTGCAGTTGCCCAAGGAGCCATCAAAGGCATCCAAGCCGCCATCAAGATGGGCAAGGATGTCCAAGGCATCACGAATGACGTGATGAAGTTCTTCGACGCAAAGGACAAGGTTGCAAAGGAAGCAGTTAAGGACCCAAAGAAGAAATACAGTTCAGACACAAGCCAGGCGATGTCAACCGTCATGCAACTGCATGAATTGAACAAGGCCGAGGAAGAGTTGAAGTGGCACTTTATTAACCAAGGCCACAGTCAGCTTTGGAGTCAGATTCTGCTGGAGCGTAATGCAATTGTGCAGCGCAGACGAACGCAAGAAATACTAGATGCTAGGGCGGCTAAAAACCGCAAGCAAGAGATTGACGAAGCCATCACGATGGCGCTTTGCATACTGGTTGCAGCAGCTATATTTACGCTGGTGGCTTGGGGTGTAATCGCAATGAAAGGTAAGCTATGAGCGAAGGAACTTTAAATGCCAATTCAACCCTCGACAAAGTTCTTGGATATGTGGATTCGCCATTTAAACTCGCCGCCATCCTTATCATGGGCGTAGTTGCCTTCAGTGGGTACTTTGTGTACACAAATCAAGATTTGCTAATAGGTGCTTACAAGGAATCCAAGAAGATACCCAGCATTGCCGAGGACAGGGTTGAGGATGCGTCTGCCCACTTGTTCAAGACCACTAACGCCACTATCGTTGCGGTGTTTAAAGTCAACCCAATGTTTGGCACTAGGGTGCTGTACCGAGCCTACGCCAAGGACGGCAGAGACAAAACCAATGACGGGCTGGATGTAGGACTGTTTACAAACAACGCAGCCAATAATGCCGATGTAGTTAAATTGATGGCAAACGAAATCCCTTGCGGTGAGTACCGAACGGCGCAGTCTGAGATGGGTATTTGGTACATCAACAAGGGCGTTACCTATACTTGCAGAATCAGTGTTCCACCAGAGCCTGGGCGGTTTGTGGGACAGATAACCGTAGGGTGGGAGACAGAACCCGAAAACTTAGAATCAGCACGAACCATGCTGAGTATTGCCGCAACCATGCTTTCAAGGAGTAAACAATAATGTTTGACATTTCAGGACTGCTGCAAGTGGGCGGCAAAATCATTGACAAACTCATCCCCGACCCAGAGGCCAAGGCACGGGCGCAACTGGAACTTGCTACGCTTGCCCAAAACGGAAAACTGGCTGAGATGGCAAACGAGGCAGAACTCTTCAAAGCCGAGCAGCAAAACACCACAGACCGCTGGACTGCTGATATGTCATCCGACTCGTGGCTGTCTAAAAATGTGCGCCCAATGACCTTGGTATATATCCTGACTGCTTACCTTACGCTTGCCATCCTTGACGGTCTTGGCTTTAAGATTTCCGAGTCTTACGTCACGCTGCTTGGGCAGTGGGGGATGCTTGTGATGGGTGCGTACTTTGGCGGTAGAACACTTGAGAAACTAGCCGACATGAAAGGTAAAAAATGAGCCATCTAAGCAAACACTTCACCCTTGACGAGTTAACCGTAACAGACCACCGTGAGTTTGACAACTCTCCAACGCAGGTGGAAATCAGCAACCTGCAACGCTTGGCGCAATTGCTGGAACAGGTCAAAGAGGCTATTGGCGGCAAACCTGTGATGATTAACTCTGCCTTTCGCTGCAAGCAGGTTAATGACGCAGTGGGCAGCAAAGATTCCAGCCAGCATCGTCATGGCTGCGCGGCTGACCTCCGAGTGCCAGGTATGACCCCTGACGAAGTAGTCCGCGCTGTGATTGCTGCGGGTTTGCCGTTCGATCAGATCATCCGTGAGTTTGACCGCTGGACGCACATCAGCGTCCCGAATGTGGATGGATCCGAACCAAGAGGGGTTGCGCTTATCATTGACAAGGCTGGCACTCGTCAGTTTGAGTAATGGCTACCAACTACACAGGTCAGATCACAACACCGGCAGCACCCAACACGGGTACGCCTGGGAATGAGTACGAGCAGAGATACTTCAGCCAGACCTTTGCCAACATGGGAGGGTACTTTCAGCGCGTCACAGGCATCATTGCTGCGTTGTTCGGGCCAAGGGGAGGGAAGTACATCAACAATCCCTACGGCGCGTTTCAGGACGGTACAAATCAGACGGCGGCCAACACCACCACAGCCTACCCCGTGACGTTTGACACTACAGACTTCAGTAATGGGGTGACATTGTCAAACTCGTCAAGACTTAACGTGGCCCAGCCAGGACTCTACAACCTGCAATTCAGCATCCAAATCAAGAACACAACGAACAGTTCTCAAGATATTGACTTTTGGTTTAGGAAAAATGGCACTGACATTGCCAAATCAAATAGTAGGTTTGGTATTCCAGCAAGAAAGTCTTCCGGCGACCCATCCCACGTCATTGTTGCCCTTAATTTCTTTCAAAATCTAGCCGCCAATGACTATATGCAAATCGTTTGGAGGACAAGCGACACGGCTGTGAGCATTGAAACCTTTGCGGCAGGAACTTCCCCAACTAGACCGGCAGTCCCTTCGGTGATTGCCACGCTTTCGTTCGTCTCCAATTTGTCCACAGAAACAGCATAATCTCGTCATGGCACTCATACCACTCAAAATCCCCCCAGGCGTTTACCGTAATGGTACTGAGTACCAGGCTGCGGGACGCTGGTACGACTCAAACCTCGTGCGCTGGTACGAGAACACCCTCCGACCCATTGGTGGCTGGCGCAAGAAGTCCGCTACGCAACTTACAGGCGTATGCCGTGGCTTGCTGGCTTGGGTAACTAATGGCAATGCAAGATATGTTGCGGCAGGCACACAATCAAAACTCTACGCAATGGATCAAAATAATGTCGTAAAAGACATTACTCCAACAGGTTTTACTACTGGCCGTGCAGATGCCGTCAGCGGAACAGGTTACGGCTACAACACCTATGGCTCCTTCTCCTACGGAGTCGCACGTCCTGACATCGGCACGGTACTGCCAGCAACGACATGGAGTCTAGACACTTGGGGTGAGTACCTCGTAGCGTGTAGCGACACGGATGGAAAACTCTATGAGTGGCAGTTGGGGTTTACCACTCCCACAGTCGCGGCTGTAATCACTAACGCCCCAACAAGTTGCGCTGCCTTATTGGTGACTTCAGAGCGCATTATGTTTGCGTTGGGGGCTGGTGGGAATGGTCGCAAAGTGTCTTGGAGTGACCAAGAAGACAACACTGTATGGACTGCCGCGTCAACTAATCAGGCTGGTGACTTTGAGTTGTCCACAGTTGGCACACTGAAGGCAGGTAAACGAGTCCGAGGTGTAAACATTTTGTTTACAGACGTGGATGTACACATAGCCACTTACATTGGACTGCCATTCATCTACTCGTTTGAAAAGGCTGGATCAGGCTGCGGAGTGATCTCATCCCAATCCATTGCGGCCATTGACACTGCGGCAATGTGGATGTCTAAGTCGGGTTTTTGGCAGTACGACGGCTACGTCAAGCCAATGACCTGCGACGTCTCTGACTACGTCTTCAACAACATCAACTACAACCAGTCATCAAAGGTCTACGCTGTACACAACTCTTCGTTTGGTGAGATCACATGGTTTTACCCATCAAGCGGGTCAAATGAGAATGATTCTTACGTGACCTACAACTACCGTGAGGGTCACTGGGCTATTGGGACTATGGCTCGCACGGCTGGTACTGACAGAGGAGTATTCAAAAACCCCCTAATGGTCAGCGCAGACTCCTACATTTATGAGCATGAGGTGGGCTTCACCTATGACTCTGTCAGCCCCTACGCCCAGTCAGGACCCATTGAGATCGGTACAGGCGAGAACATCATGTCCGTCAGGTCAGTTATCCCCGACGAGCAGAGTTTGGGCGAGGTGGCTATCTCCTTCACGTCTAGGCTGTACCCAACATCGGCTGAGTCTACCTATGGACCGTTCTCGGCCAAGGCTCCTACCGATGCCAGGTTCTCAGGCCGGTCTGTAAAGATGAAGGTCACAGGCAACATATTGGATGACTGGCGCGTTGGGGTTATGCGTTTGGAGACTACAACGGCAGGTAAGCGTTAATGGAGGAGTTTTGGTCGCTGCGCAAACACATCGAAGCGGCTTTAGAATACTCAGGAGGGACACACACTATTGAGGACATTGCGGAGGGTGTGGCAAGTAACAGGTTTCAGTTTTGGCCTGGCACTAAATCCGCAGTGGTTACTGAGATCATTGTCTACCCGCGAATCAAGGACTTGCACTTCTTCCTTGCTGGCGGCGACCTAGATGAACTCAAGCAGATGCGACCATACATCGAGTCTTGGGGCAAGCAGTTGGGTTGCAGTCGAGTATCTCTTGCTGGCCGTCAGGGTTGGCAGAAGACGTTCTTAAAGGATGAGGGTTACGAACCTAAGTGGTTCATTTTAAGCAAGGAATTATCATGAGTTTAGGTGGCCAATCAGATATTTACGCTGCACAAGGCGGTATCCCATCAATATTTAATAGACTAGCCGCTGGTGATGCGTCAGGTGGAATCCCTGTCGATAACAGTAAATACGCGCAGATCATGGAGTTGATGCGCCGACGCAATGCCATGACACCACAGTCTTACACGGGTGGTTATGGTTCATTTGCAGCAACACCTGCGTCATCTGGATCATCAAGCGCATACGATGAGATTCTTCGCCTACAGGCGTTAAATAATCCAAATCGTTTTCCTGCCGGTGATCGTGGAAAGACCGATGGGGAAAGCAGCAACCCAGGCTGGGATGCAATGACTGATGCTCAAAAAGCAGCTTATTACGCTGAAAACCCAACGATGGGCAAGATTACTCAGTTTGGTCAAAATCTTTTTGGATATACGACTTTAGGTTTGCTGCAAAAAGCGTTAGACCCAACTTTTGTAAGCAACCAAAGTCTTATTGCGCGAGGGATTGATCCTGCCAATCTTGGATATCTTGGCGGTATTTTAGGAAGTTCTACCACTGCCCCTACCGCTGCTGAATTTTCAGACCCATTAAGTGGCGGCTGGGGTGCGCGTGACGCTGGAGGAGGTACTACTGGTAGTGGCTTTTCAGGCTCTGGTGCTGCCGCAGGTAGTTCTACTAGTGCCGATGTTGGGGCTGTAAACAGTGCTGACGTTGGAGGTTGGGGTGGCCGTGATGCTGGCGGTGGTACTGAAGGCGGTGGTCCTGCGTCGGGTGCTGGTGGCGGTGACGGAGGTCGTGATGCTGGAGGTGATACTGGCGGTGGCCCTGCATCGGGTGCTGGTGGAGGCGACGGTGGCCGTGACGCTGGAGGTGACGGTGGAGGTGACGGTGGCTGGTACAAAGGCGGCAAAGTCACAATGAATCGCCTACGTGGTCCAAACCCAATGGGTCCAGACGATGGCTACGGTGGATTGGATAATGGCGAGTTCGTCATCAACGCAAAGTCCGTTGGCAAGTACGGCATTGAGTTGATGAATGCCATCAACGCAGGCAAGATTTCAAAGGGCAAACTTCGCGGTTTGCTCGAAGCATAGGAGATACAAAATGTCAAAAGGCGGTTCCACAACATCAACCCAAGCCATCGACCCGCAGCTAAAGGCTGCGTACCTTGAGAACTTGGGTCAGGCTAAGTCAGTCGCTACCGCACTCCCTGTACGGCAGTTTGCTGGCTTTAACCCAATGTACACGGCGGGTGAGGAGCAGATCGTTAATCAGTCCTTGACCCCGTTCACGGGTCAGGACATCAACGCCTTCATGAACCCGTACCAGCAAGACGTTATTGATCGCAGCCTGGGCGACATTGAGTCAAGCCGTCAGATGGCAGACCTCAGAGATCGTCAGGCCGCTACACAAGCGAAGGCGTTTGGTGGCACACGTCAGGGCGTGCAAGCCTCTCTCACTAACGCTGCTGCTCTCAAGCAGGCCGCTGACCTTTCGGCAAATATGCGTCAGCAAGGTTACGGACAGGCTGCAAACTTGGCGCAGTACGCTAGGGGTCAGAACATCCAAGGTGGTCAGAACGTATTGGCTTTGGGTGGTGCGCGTCAGCAGTTGGAGCAGCAGCAGTTGGATGCACTGCGCAACATCGGTGTGGAGAAGTTGGGTGTCGCTACCGGCGCATTGGGCGGCAACATCCCGAACCTCGGTATGTCTAGCACTACGCCTTACTCCCGCAATGTGGCATCAGGCGCATTGGGCGGTGCATTGGCTGGTGGCCAAATGTTTGGACCCGTTGGTGCTGGCATCGGCGGTCTTCTTGGTCTTTTCGCTTGAGGTGAATCATGGCAACTT